GCAATAAGGGGAACATACTCACCTTCAGCAGCTGTACCGTCATGCTTGTGACCACCAGATGCAGCAAAGGCATCACGTAGAGCATTATACTCTGCGTTAAGAGGGGCAGCACGTACCGTTGCTGTAGGGATGATGTCTGCTGTAGATTGTCTTGTGTAACCTGCCACGGTCTATCTCCTGTCTGCTAAACCATACGTCATCGAAATGGCTTGAATTGTATGACTCGCATTTTGATTGTTGGTAACGTAACTTACTGATACTGATTTCCCTGAGCCTGATACGTTAGTCAAAGCTTTAGGTGATGGGTTGCCGTCATATATGTCACCTGAACCATAGATTGCAGTACCGTACACAGCTGCAGCACCTTCAGTCGAGAACGTATATGTTGTTGGGTTAAGGGAGTGGATGTCATCGTAATCGTAGTACACACCAACAAAAACTTCTGTGTTACCCTCTGACCTCAGGTAGGTGTCTACCTTGTGTATATTTTTTCTTAACTCTGGATCTTCCATATAGAAGTAAGGTGTCTGGTATAAGCTGAAGATGTCTTCCCCTGCAAAGGATTGACCCCTCTCCTGTCTATAGACCTTACCCGATCCATCCCCGTGTATTACATGTTCAAACTGGCCCAGGTAACCAGATGCAACACAGTTAGCCTCAATGCCGATAAGCTGGCTGTACTCGAAGATACTCTGCTTATTCTGAGACTTACGTATAGCACCAATAAGAGACAGTGAGCTATCGTTCTTGAAGAAGAACCTGAACTGTGATTTCTTTCTAATGACTACGATACTAATGTCTGCGATGTTTTCTGAAAGGTAGTAGTTATCGAAGATGTCTTGTATTTCTTTTGATACAGGAGCAAGTTCAACATCACCAATTCTGTCAGTACCAGAGATAGGCCGGATACCATCAGGTCCAAGGAATAGTAGGTCACCACCAAATTCTATCACAGAGTCAGGGGCAACACAACCTAAGTTAGAGGTAACATTTTCTAAGACAAAGTTAGAGATACTCGTACCAATAAGTCTCTTAATATTATTAGCTCCGAAGATATAAAGAGTATTTCTAAACTTCTTAATTGCTGTGATCTCGAACCCTACGTTAATAACCCCAGCGCCACTTGCTGGTGTAAAGTCTGTAGCATTCAAAGGGGCACTAAAGTAAAGGTTGTAAGGCTCTGTTGACGAACCTGCCAAGAAGATGTGAGAAGAAAACTCTTCAGAAAACTTGGGGTCAGCGGGGGCCAGAGCACTAGTAATCTGAGTGTATGTCGTACCGTCATAAGTTGCTGCTGGGTTCTGACCATCTGTAAGAAGTAGCACCTCTCCAGACCAGTTGTAATCAGAGAACCTAACACGAGATACATCCGTCATAGAGGGTGTACCTGCGACAGTTACAGTATCCCACGAGCTAGTCGAGTTATTCCAAGCATGGAGGTAGTTATACCCAGAAATTGTTTTCCTGCAAGCAAAAATACCGTCATCAATGTTACCGTTTACGTGAACACCTAAAACAGCTCCTTGTCCAGGTACAGTGCCGTAGTCATTCTGGAACCCACTGATACGTCTATAGCCACCCGACAAGGATGGCTCATAGTTAATCATACGGAGGGCACTACCACCTAAGGCAGACGCATGTGTGAGAGGGTCAACGTTAGTAATGAGACCGCCCTGACAAACCGTTAGGTGTGTTCTAAGATTGTCCATTAGCGTCTTTCAACTACTATAGATCTCAAACGTAACTCATCGTCAAACAAGATACGCTTCATGTGCCTCAAACCTTGTTCAAACTTTTGGGTGTGCATTGCAGCACTTTGCTCGTTGCTACGGAAAGACATCATGTAGGCCATAGCGCCATCAATAATTACGTGGTTAAATCTTTCAGGTACAATGCAAACATCGTCATACAAAGTAAGAGAAGCAGGAGACCGCCAGTACACGTACTCTACTTCGTAACCAGCATCTGGAGAAGGAGTCACGCCAAAGCTTTCTCCAAAGGTCTGATACACAAGACTAGGGGTAGCTTGAGTTCCTGTGTCATTCTGAGGTCTGTGGTTTTTTAGATACTCTTCGTAAGAGATAACTCTAAGGAGAGAAGGAGAGTTATTCTGAGAAGAAAGTTTCTTAATATAAAATGTCTCCCAGTCTACCCGTGAGTAGTCTGAAGGAAATGCGTACTCGTTAGTACCAGCGGTAAGGGTTTGGGTATACGTAGTCTTAAGGAAAGGCCACTCCATACCAACTTGATAAACCTCTCTGAGGCTACTATTGACTGCATCCTTAGCTACAGCTTGCACGTTACGTACAGTATCAAAGCCGTCCCCAGCTACGTCAAGAGGAACTTCATTCAGTCTTCTTAATAGTTCGTTAGTCAGTTCAACGTAGTTGGACATAGGGTATCTTCCATGCTTCTATTTTCTAGACTCTTTAAAGAACTTACTTGATTAAGTGCTTAAAGGAACCTATCTTGTAGGAAGGGGCTACCGTAGCAGCCCCTACCTTTAGATCTTAGGCCAAGTTGTACTTAGCTGTAACCAGAGCTTCTGGTCTCAGAATCTTTCTGCCGTAAAGGTGCATACCACGCACGATGTCAGCGAAGGAGTCTGGGTCACGGTAAGTTTCAGTCTTGTTGATTTGCTCAGCAGTTGCTACAGCAGAATCATGACCAGCTACGATAGCACCGTAGTTAGTGGACTGGGCAGCTGTACCTGTTGTCGATGCGCCTGTGCCAACGGATGGCAAGTTGTTGGACACATAAACACGGAAGCCGTTCCAGTTGTTCAAGACGAGACCGTTACGCAAACCGTTAGAGTCACCGAAGTCTGCATTCAGAAGACGTGAATCTTCGTCCATCAGGATCTCCATCATGACTGGGTCAATAACAACCCAACGGCCAGCCTTGTCAACGCTCTTCTGGTCAAGCAAACGACCCATACGTGCAATCAACATAGTCGGTGAGACATATGCTGTTGGCAGGGCTGTTGCACCTGGAAGACGAGCAGCAACTGGGATCGAGTCACCAGCTACACCAGCAGTTGTGATGTTGCCGAAGTCAGGGCGTGACAGTTTGTTGCCAGCCAAGAGTTCGTCAGAACCAGCTGTTGTGTCAGCCTTGGTACCGTTAACAGTGTCATTGACAGTGTCAGCGTTAGTGTGCAAAGCAGACTGCTTGAAGCCAGACAAGTAACCCAATACTTCTTGGTCATGCTGGTCAGCCAAGCGGAAAGCCGCACGGTTGGTAGCAAGGTCCATGAAGTTTACATGGGAGTGGGCTTCCTCGATGTCGTCCATCTTGAAGGCAAAATAGTTAGCTTTATCAACGACTAACGAGAAATCGGCATCGGTCAAATCTTGTGCAGCAATGGTTGTACCACGTGCATAAGCAGATACGCTTACCTCTGGCTCTTTGATAATCTTAACAGTGTCACCTTGGTTTGCAATCTCACCAAAATAATCAGAGTTAGTGATGTCACCAACAACTGTAGATTTGCGGAAAGCAAGTTGTACTTTTTTCGAGTAGATTACGGAACTGAAGTTTCCGTTTGGAAGGTTGGTATAACCTCCCGCTGATGCGAATGCCATTTTAATTCTCCTAGAATGTTTGGCTTGATAAGTAAGAATCTATTAGCCCACACAAGGTGCTTAATATATGTGAGTCGAGTTATGTGTGGAGATTCCAGTTAATAAAACCTAAGTCATCTATACTAAGAGGCTGTACATTTTCTAGGGTGCGTTAGGAAGACAGTTGGCCAACCATCAGTCTAACGGGCCTATACTTACACAGGTGTTCTTGGCGTTATGTTTAAGTTTAAGGTTTGGGAAGGTTTGTACAAGAAAAGAGGTAGTCCAAAAGGAGGCTCTTTAAACTGTACGTACTTAGTTATATGCAGGTAAAAGTGTTTGTCAACACCTAACGTGCACTACCAGTAAGATCATACACGAATTTCCCTGTTCGCATAGCCTTACTAATCTCTTCTTCACGGGCTTCAAATTCTACAGCTGACATCTTATTAACGTCTGACTCCCTAATCACTGAGCCACCTTCTGTAGGATCAACCTGTGTCCGTGAGCCTCTGCCGATAGGTTTAGCAGCTGCTTTTGTTTTAGCTTTCTTGTCTTGTGTTGTATGACCTGTATCAATCTTGTATAGATCAATAACTCTAACAACTGAGTCAGGGTCATCCATATTCTCGTAGAGTGCATCTCGTACCCACTTGGGTTGCTCTTCAGCCCACTGGTGAAATGCATCCGATTCACGTAGCTTACTAAAGTCTGGATGTGACTCACTGATCTTAGCCTCAGCAGTCTTGCGCTCTGCCTCATACTGAATCTCGTCTAGCTGTGACAGTCTGTCTTCAGCCTTCTTGAACATCTCTTGGGCTTTCTTAGCAGCAATAGTCTCAACGATACCAGCTACGTCAGGATACTCTCTGGCCCACTTTTCAATGTCTTCATCTGACTTAGGGGGAACAATAGACTCTTTGCGCATTCTAGTTTCAAAGGAACTAAACTTGTCTTCCCACTCTTTTTCTTTTTGCTGCATATGACGGCGGAGATCACCATAGCGTTTCTTAAAAGATTTCTCTTCAGCAGTTAAGTTAGAGTCATCTTCTTGTGCTTCAACTTCAGTGTTGGCTTCTTCTTGTTGGGTACTACCCTCAGCCTGTACTTCGGTTGTCTCAAGTCCCTCGCTATCGGATTCCTCTTCGAAGGTTTCACCTTTAGCCTCCGCTTCTAGTCGAGCGATCTCTTGTTCTTCTTGTTGGAGACGCTTACGTTTACGGTCATAGTTTGAACCTCGATCAACAAAACCTGCTGACTTAGGGGATTGCATTGTTAGTAGTTCAGACATTGTATCTTCCTTATGTGGGGCCAGCGGGATTGCTGGGTAGCCTTATTATTAGTCTTACGGAGTATCTCTAGGGTTAACGAGAACCCAAACCCATACGCCTTGGTTGTACCTGATCTTGGAGAGTGGTGGGTTCCACTACTTGCTCTTCAGGAGTGTCTTGGGAAAGAATGGTTGAAAACAAGTCCCCCATCTCAGGGCCGAGCAATTTACCGAGAGGAGCTGCAAAGGGAGTGTCAGGTATTGTTTTAAGAACTTCCTTCTCCTGCTCTGGTAAGCTCTGATACCTAGAGAATACTTCTTCAACATAGCCATCAATAGGGTCCATCAGTCTAAATCCTTTTTAAAGTTAGTACACATATCCTAGACTACCTCACCGTTTTCTCTAATGAACTCAGTATCACCGCCTAAAACATCAAAGACTTTCATCCAGAAGCTTTTAACAGGAGCAAACACAACACCATGTTTATTCTCACCGTAGTAGTACTTACCGTATGATACGAGTGGATCAGCAAAGGTTTTAGTAACAACCCACTTTATTATCTTAGACTTACGCATGAGAGGCACTAAGACTTCTGCAAGTTTGTAGTAACCACGTCTATTGCGGTCTGTCATGTACTCGTCTCTGTACCTACGAACTACCTCATCCATTGTTCCGTCACCATAGCGTGCTTCCAACATTATAAAGCAACAACTATCGCCAGAAGAGGAGGACGAAGAGGTAGATGAGGAAGTGTCGTTACTACCTGTAGCATTTTCGTTGACACCCGTGTAGACCCTTGTATTGTAGTTACCGTTATCAGACTTCTTCCACTCAAAGCCGTCACCCGCATAAGTACCCCCTACAACGGTACCTTCACTTTTATGCGTCTTACCTGTATTGTCTGTGACGGTACCACCTCCAGTTTCAATCTTAACCTTCTGACCAGATGATGTTGTAACAGTATCTTTCTTAGGGGCTTCCCAAGGTTGGTTTGTTTTATCGTCAACAAGCTCTCCACCAACGTAAGATCGTCCATCGTTAGGGGTTAAGCTGTTAGCTAGATCCCCGGGTGTGAAGTAGCCCTGGTTAAAACCATCGTCTGACTTAGGAGCTGTGTAAGAAGATGCAGTTGACCCCGGTTGGCTGGGATCTGTGGCAACGGCTCCACCACCTGTAAGGGGTACCTCCTTGTACTCATAACCTAAATAGTCTTGTAGGTTTTTCTTACCTGTCTCATTTAGACCCTCAACGTTAAGAACATTGCCTTCGGTAGCGTACTGACTTACAGAAGTCTCAAGAGCGTTATTAAACCGTTCAGTACCTTTAGCGAACACGCTATCAAGGGCTCTCACCACTCCTGGAGCTTTTTCTAGGAAGGAATCTATTTCTTTTTGGATAGCAGCTGCATCCTCTGTCTTGCCTAAGAATTCTGCCATCTGCAGGTTTGCGTTCGCTTGAGACACAGCAGACAGTTGACTCACAGTGTTAGCGACACCACCTAAAAGACCTAGGTAAGGATTTACAGCACCTAAGACTGTTCCAAGTCCCTTAGATACTTTAAAGGTGTCCTTAAGAGCATCTTTAGCACCATTAAGTGGGTCGTCTACGTTAACACCGCTATCCTCATAAAGGGTTTTATTACCTTCTGGGGTATCGTCTACCAGTGTCTTAACGTTAACCTTGTAGTTCTCAAGACTGGTATCATCGTCTGAGCTTACAGTAGCGCCTTCTGTGGCAGTTTCAGTCGTTTCAGTATCAGTTTCAACTGTAGTTCCTTCGTTTGTTATTGAGCAGCCAAACCGAGCACTGTTGTCTGGTGTGTCCTCTACGTACTCGTTGAAGTCAGCAGGTACTGAGCTGATCGGATTTCCGTTCAACATAAGGACTGAGATACGTACACAATCTTTGTTAATGTAGAAGACTGTCCTCATACCGCTAGTGTCGTCAGGATTGTCTGTAGTGGTAGTTGTTTCAGTAACCACTGGATCCTGTGTCGTAGTTCCAGTAACCACTGGAGCCTGAGTCGTAGTTCCAGTCTGTGTCGTAGTTCCAGCCTGTGTCATAGTTCCAGTCTGTGTCATAGCTGGAGTGGCTGCAGTGTAGGGTGTTCCTGAAGCAGTCGTAATACCGTAGATGCCTTGCGCACTTGCTGGGTTAACAGGAAGCATAGAGTACGCTGGTTCGTTAGGTGAAGTCTGTGTTGGTTGGAGTGGATTACCAAAAGGATCTTTAGGCATACCACCTGCAGCCATACCAACAGCTTTAGTGTATCCTGTAGGATTAGGTAAGTCAAGAGGCATTTGCTCAGGCATTGGTTTTGGCTGTTCAAGGGAGGGCATTGTCTGTTGGTTAACCATACCGCCCTGGAACATACCCATAGTTTCTGGATCGGAAGCCATAACCTCTTGGAGCAATGCCATCTCGTCTTCTGTTAGATCGTCTTCACCTTCTGGGACTGGCTCACCACCGATGCGTCCATTAGCTTCCATGTCAGACAGTTCGACCTTGGCTTGTTCCCGTAGATCCTCAAAGAACTTAACCCCATAGAATCGAGTAACATCCGCTGGAACAACGTACTCACCTTCTGACAGCATAGCAGGGATATCATCTCGAACTTCCTTAGGGGTTGAGCCTGGAGGTACTTCATTCCCTGACACTGGGTCAATCTCTTCAACAGACCCACCTAAAGCCATCTCCATTTGTTTTCCCATTACTGCTCCGCCTTCACTAAAGTTTTTTGTTTCTGAGCTTTGCATTTGGTCCTGTAAGTCAGCCATTAACTTTATCCCTTAAGAATTTAAACTTGTTCAAGCAAGCAGCCTGACCCTGAAGCCTCAGGAAGTCGTTAGTGTCTGTAGCTTGTTCCATCTGCCTGTGGACATCGTTGAGTCTGTCTTGGATCTCTTGGAGGAATGATTCCCACAAAGCTTTATCATTAACTAGAGGCTTCAGGTTGTGCATTAAGCGGCCCCCTGTTGCCCAGTGTTACCTGAGAAGCCCTGTTCTCCTGGCTGAGGGGCTGTTCCTGTTCCGATGTTGCCACCCCCTGCCCCAGAGGTATCCTGTACTCCAGGGGCCGCTCCTTGGCCCTGAGGCTGTTGTACACCTTCTTGGGGTTGTGGTTGAGGCTCAGGGTTCTGTGCTTGGAACTCTTTTAGTAACTCAGCTTGCAGTCTTGCGTCAGCCATAGAGTTGACTACCTTATCAGGATCAAGGTCCATAGACTTAGCGATCTCACGGATGATGTAGTCCATCTTAGAGAAAGGAGCCAACGCAGGGTTCTGAGCAATCTGCAGGAACTGCATAAGGCGCTGACTACGTACTTCATTAGCCATCAGGCTCTCAGTACCTTGAGCTTTAACCTCTAGGTCACCCTTAATCTCTTTGTCAAAGTCAAACTGCATATTAAAGTTAAAGAAAGCTTTGCCAAGAGGTGACAAGAGGTAGTCATCTACGTTCTTAACCACATTACGAATAGAACCGTTAGCAGCAGACATAAGCATACTAATGCCGCTTGCAGTCCTACCAACACCGCTAACCCCTGTTTGACCATGAGCAAAAGACGGGAACCCTGTCGATTCATCTGCTAACACCCTCGCTTTATCAAACAACTGCATATTCTCGTTAGAAACGTTAGGGAACTTAGTGCCAAA